CCATTTGATTCTACGTCAAATATTATCATGCTATCTCTCTTACATTATCCCTAATATATTCCCTAAGTAGGGTTGTTTCTGGGTCATAGTATACACTCCCTGCTCTGCCAAGTCTAGCAAAAGGTCTGTTCTTGTCTACAATAAAGTCAGTAGTGTTCTGAACTGTGACATCTTCGTTCTCTACGTCCCTCTCTATCTTGATACAGATGATAGCTTCTTCTTCAAGAGATGAAGCATACTTAGTACGTCCATCATCATTAACCTGTGATATAAATACAACACCTATGTTTAACTCTTTAGATAGTTGAGCCATCCTCGCACCTAGAGAGGTGAGGACAGAGGTAGCTCCGTCAACTCCTGTCTGACTTAGGTAGGCTAGTCTCTGAACATGGTCAACAAATATATACTCTGCACCATACACTGTGGATGCTAGTCGGGTGTACTCTAGTAGCTTAAGAGGGTCATCATGTGAACGCATCTCGAATACTATTGTCCTATCCCCCTGTGTTGCTTCAAGTGCAGCCTTTACTACATCATCTTCTGATACACCATTCTCTTCAGCATCATCCTTTGTCCTAACATTAACACCGAGGTGGTAGGTAGCCATAGCACGATAGGTTGTACTACGCATCTCTTCCATGTGGAGTAAAGCCACTTTGGTTTCAGGATTCTTAAGTAGTCCTGTCTCAAAGTATCTTATAACTTCTGTCTTACCTGTTCCCCTTGGTGCTTTAATAAACGTCAGACCACCCTTGACTATACCTCTAATCTTATCATCAAGACCTGTATGTCCTGTAGGAGTGTAGTCGTATGGACTTTCTGTACGTATAGCCTGAGCCACCTCTTCATCAGAACAGAAGAAGTTATCCGGGGAGTATCTCTGTGGTTTTATAGCAGTCCACTTAAGAGAGTCACCTTCCCCAGCCATTAGAAATTCATTAGCATCTTTGTACTTAGACATAGGCACATAGTATAACTTTGTGGGAAAAGACTCATATATCTTTTCGGCACTGCGTCTACCGGCATCATCAAGTTCACCAGCATAAATTATCTCTTTGAATGAGTTAAGATAATTATAGTTCTGCTTGATAAACTTCTCACCAATAGACGCAGAGGGGAGAGACTTAACAAAGTATTTCTGTCCAAGAATCTGATACAGACTTGCAGCATCAAACTCTCCTTCAGTTATATACAATTTATTAGAGGAGTTAGAGTTAAAGTCAGGACCAAACAGATGGTTCATGCCTACTCCTCTGTCCTTTATCCAAGTCTTAGACTTATCATTGAAGTCCCTATACTTTACAGTGTGTGGGTACTTGTAGGCATATCTCACAGGATTACCTTCTGCATCTGTCTGTATCTGTATGCCATACAGTTTACATATCTCAGGGTCAATACCCCTAATGTCATCATAGGTGACACTCTTAACTTCTTTCATCATAACATTCTCTCTCCTCTTTAGTGGATAACTTTGCTTTGCCCAATCAAAAATAGGTAGTCTGTGTTTGTTGGGGTACGACTCACCACAACTGTGACAGAAACCATAGCCGTCATCATTCCAGTTGAATGCGTCTGAAGAACCACAGTCCTCAAAGGGACAGGCTTGGTGTGGATTATCTGCCATCTACTTCTCCCATCTATAAAATATATGTCTGTCTATTCGTGTTGTCTTTGTCTTTGTCTTCGCCCATGCAGGTCTCACATAGGTAGCATGATAGTGTGTAGCTCCCTCTGTAAAATCTAAAGTTATTGTACCATACAACACCATCTTTGCATAGCGTTTTGCATTGTGCCACTCATCACTTTCTAAATTAGGTGTGTCTTTTTTACCATCACAGTACCAACTAAACTGACACTTGTGTAAGACAGGTTTGTTTGTCCCTTTCAAAGTGACTGCCTGTTTCACAACTCCACATACTGTGTTGGGAAACCTATCATCTTCTACTCTGTTAGCTACCACCTGTCCTACAGCAATCTGTCCAAGCATAGACTGAAACTTTGCTTCATGGTATATGTTCAAAGCCATACACATTAGTGCTGTTTCAACTATAGCCATTGGTTCACCCAATCAACTATTAGTATCACCATAATCATAATCATTATAAAGTATATAGTGTTATCATTTACATTCATTACATCACCTGAATCATACAAGCATTGAGAATAAGTGTACCACATATTATCATAGCTATCATTAGTAGTGTACTCTGTCCTTCATTCATCTACTTTCTCCTCATTTCTAGTGCAGACTTTGCCGTGTTAAAGTTATGTTTGTTGTAGGGGTTAAGACTTTGTACATTCTTATGCCCTGTTACAGACATGATTGCTAGTTGGTCAACACCACTCTCTATTAATTCGGTGATAGCAGTCTTACGCAAGTCTCCCATCTGTAGCTCGTTAGGAAGCTCACAGAAAGCCTTTACTTGATTTGTAAGTATAGACACTTGATAAGTTGTAATCGGTCTGTACTCACCATCTGAGGGTCTCTGGTGAGGTATCACATACTTTTGGAATCCCCAGTCAGTTTCCTGCTGCTTAAGTAGGTCAAACATCTTATCATCTAGAGGTAACTGTATAGTTGCACCACGTTTAGACTGTTTAATTGTCACCATCTTGTCATCAAAGTTAATAGATGACCACTCTAGTTGTCTAATATCTATAGGTCTCTGTCCCCACTCGTAACATAAGAGTGCAAGTAAGCCTATGTTTCTCCATTTAAATTCGGAGAATGCAGTCTCAATGAATAACTCTACTTGCTCCCTAGTCCACACAACAGAACGAGGTTCATGCTTTCTTTTCTTTACAAACGACATTGGATTAGTGTCTATTAGTCCAATAGAACGACAGTAGTTTAGTATTACTGACAGTATCCTAGACAGTTGATTAGCATTATCAACACTAACATTATTTGCCCATGTCTCATACAACTCAGTGCAATTTGCCGGGGTCAGATGCTTAACACTTACATTACCAAGAGACCTACTATATATAGTGGTACTACATATGGTAGTAAGACTGTACTCGTAAGTCTTCTGTGTCTGCAGCGAAAGAGATTTAAACTGACCTGTATTAAAGTAGTATGTTACCACTTGTTGAAGAGTACTAGATACCCCAAGATTACCAACAAGAACCTTGCCACTCCTAAAGTCCTCGACAGTCTGTATAAGTTTAGGTATCTCATGTCTAGCCTTTCTCCCATCTAAGAAAGTTATATTTTCTACAACACCAGATAACTTTGCATCATTGGGTGGTATAAAACGATAGACAGTAGAGCCGTCTCTAAGTGTTTCTTTTCTTGTGTACTTCATCTTCTTCCTTCAGTTTTTCAATCATCTTATTTATATACCAACGTGCTTTCTCTAGGTCCTGGATAGGCTTACCTTTGTAGTGCCATCTCCAGAGATACTTGAATGATGCAAGCCAACAGTAGGATACGAATGCAGACACTACAGCACCATGAACCATAGACTTCATAGCATCTATACATTCAATACCCCCCTTTGTGTAGTGTGAGGGACTATTCACCATGTCTTCCATCTGTTCGTCTTGCATTCTACACTCAAAGCAATCACCATAATCATCTAGCATGTAACCACACTTAGTACAATTATCTTTACTCAATATTTTCATCTTCACCTCTTATATAATTAACTTAAAGGAGATAGGAGTTTAAGTTTTTTTAAAGTAATACATAAAGTATATTATACAGTAGTAATAAATCCTGTCAACTCCACTTATTGTTTTTTATCTGACTGTTGCCCTGCTGCAACATCTTTATAGGCTTTAATAACATCAGTAGAAAACAACTTCTTTATGTTTACAAGATACATCTTAGAAGCATTGTGGTCTCCACCACTCACTGTCTTTATAAAATCTAGTGAACTAATTATTTTACGCAATGTCTCAGTTTTAAATACAAGTGTTGCATAAATGTCACCATTAATACAGAGGTTATGAAACCAGAAGTCTGATTCGGTGGCATTAATACCAGAGGGTTTACCCCAAGACTCATACTCTACGGCTATGTTGCCTGTCCTCTGCCACATACCTTTCTCTGACTTCACCTCTATCTTCTTACCTTTAAACATATCAATGACTTCATCTTCCATACCTAAACCAAAGTTCAAGTCTCCTGCAAAGTCAATGTCATACTTCTTTCTGTCTTCTTTAGTGGGTCTTGTCATTACTACACCTCTTCAATATTAAATTCTATGTGTCCACCCTCGGTGGCTAAATGATTTTCAAACCAAGCCTTTGCACTCTCTACATCTGTGTCCATTACTTCCATTGTAACAGTAGCTGTAAACGTAAAGCCTTTCTCTTCTTCTTCATACTCATGCTTATCTTTTTTTATACTCATATCTTTCTCCTTCTATCTGTCATCTGCATTATCTCTTTCATAATGTACAGTTGACCATCAAGATTAGATTGTTCTCTTGATGAAAAGCCACCATGATATATACGATTTATTATTCTAGTTCTTTCACGACACATCTTTTTAAGTCTATTAATGATTTCATTATTCTTATCCATGTATCACTCCATTTTAAAATCTGGTTCATCATAGCCATACTCTACAACTACTCCTGTCTTCCACTTCTTTAGTTCTTCTTCTGCCTGTTCCTTAGTGTCAAAGGTTTTGATTGGACTATCATTAGTCCACATAGAACCACAACCCTCTTTTACATACTCCAACCCCTCTGTTTCAAAGGGTTCAAACATTACTGCATATAGTATCATACTTCATCTCCTATGTCTTC